ACCTTTAACCAATTCAGAACCGGCACCTGGTAAGATGACCAAGAATCTTAATCAGATGCAAGAAATTTACGAAGAAACTTTAGAACAAATAGCAAATGGAACTTATCACAATCCCTTCATCCGAAAGTAGTATTGACAAATACTCACAACCGATTCTTGCAGATAGCAAGATGACAAAAAGCGAAACCATTATTTACGATGCTTCGCTAAAACAAAAAATAATGTACTTGTCTGAGGCAGAAAAAGCACGGATATCCAATACAATCATTTCGATGGCTAAAGTTCGGCTAAGCCTAAAGGATAGAGCCAAACACGAAGATGCGATCGAAAGTCAAATGATTTTTAGCGATCTAAACAAGTTTGATTATTTAACGGAAACTGAAGTATTGCTTGCCTTACAAAATGGACTTGATGGAAACTATCTAAAAGAACACGAATCGAATGTGTTTTGGAATCCTTCTAATTTTGTCCTTTGGATTAAGAGGTATTTGCTCGAGAAGAACGATGTGATGAGGAAGGTAACAAATGCCAAGCCAGCAGATCACATTCGGTACACTCCAAAGGATGAAGAAATTAAGCAACAAGGAATTTTATGTGCCAATGATTATGCTGATCTTTATGCAAGGACTAAAGATGCAGATCGAACATTTAAATATCCAGCAGGTTTAAATTTTCTTTATGATCTTGGTGTTCAATACGGATGGCTTCATTTAGATGAGGAAATAGTGGATCAAATCAAGATGGCTGTGGCACCAAAGTTTTTACATTTGGTTAAGAATCCGGCTGATGTTTTTGAGCATACGGAATTTATTTGGGCATATAAAGCTGAATGTTACAAAAGGTTTATAAAAGACCTGGTAACGTTTGAAGTTAGAATTGATCAATACGGAAAAATTAAACCCATAGCATAATGAGACCTAAAGAAAAAGCCCAACAATTATTCGATAAATTTTATTTTGAGACAACCATTACCGAATTAGAGGAAGCCAAGGATTGTGCTTTGATTTTGGTGGATGAGATGTTAAATAATGATTCAATTAAATTCGATCAAGATTTTAAAGAATATTGGGAAAAAGTAAAAAAAGAACTTATTGAATTGTAAGATTAAAGCCTAAATTATCATACACTAAAAAATTATAAATGAAAAAAATCATAATCATAACGATCTGCTTTGCATTGCTCACGCAGATCACTCACGCATCTGATGTTTTCTTTAACATTTCCAGGCAGAAAACACTCGACTATTTTATTAGTTGGGTGTTTGCGTTTTCTTTGGAATCATCTATCTTGATTTTTACATTGCTTGGAAAACGAAACACGGCTATCTTTTTTGGGGTTATTTCGTGGCTGATAAATTTACTTTATTACTGGGTAGAAATCGGAATGACTCAGAAGTTTGTTGCGATGAATATCATATCTTTGATTATACCGGTAACCATCTTTTTTTATTCGGAATTGATTAAAACGGATAAACGTAAAAACTTATTAAAATAATGAAAAAAATTAAGATTGGTAATTACTGGATTCTTGGTAAGGAAACCAATGGTATCACTTTATTTCCTTTTGTATTCCTTCGTAAATCGTATGTCGATACTTTGGCTGATTGGAATCGTAAAAGTTTAATCAATCACGAATCAATCCACTTAAAGCAACAAGCGGAAATGGGTGTAGTATTCTTTTATGTGTGGTATTTTTTAGAGTTCTGCATTAGAACTTTATTGATAGGCAATACCGATGCAGCTTATAGAAAGATTTGTTTTGAAAGGGAAGCATATGAGAATGAAGGCAATGTTGATTATATCAAAACAAGAAAATTTTGGGCATTCCTTAAATATTTATGAAACAAGAAGAACATCTTCTCCAGGTAGCAATTTGTAAATGGTTAAATCTAACCCAAGACTTTCCATATTTTGCCATTCCGAACGGTGGACTAAGACATAAATTAGTTGCTATCAAATTAAAAAGAGAAGGTGCAAAATCAGGAGTTGCAGATATGTTTTGGATGGTTTCAAATGATAATTGGAAAGGTTTGTTTGTAGAGGTTAAAATTGAGAAGGGTAAGCAATCACAAAGCCAAAAAGATTTTGAGGCCGTAGTGATAAAGCACGGGTACTATTACGCAGTTGTAAGAAGTATTGATGACTGCATTTCTTTAATTAGTCGGTTCCGAAAGAATGAGATATGAAAACAATTAATTCTTTAAGTGGAGGAAAAACATCAAGTTATCTTGCTTATCATTATCCAGCAGATTATAATATTTTTGCACTGGTAAAAATAGATGACATTAATTGTAAACCTAAAGACAAAAAACTTATACAATTGGTATCTGATAAAATTGGGGAAGATTTTATAGCAAGTGCAGAATCAGATTTGACACTTAAAGTAATTTTAGATTTAGAACAATTAATAGGTAAAAATATAATATGGGTAAGTGGTTTGTCTTTTGATAAATTAATTAAAAAGCAAACAATTTTACCAAATAGCCTTAGAAGATTTTGTACACAAGAAATGAAGATTCGACCTATTTGGGATTGGTGGTATAAAAATATTAATCAAAAAGTAAAAATGGGTATTGGATTTCGTTATGATGAATTAGAAAGAGCAGAAAGATTTACTGTATCATTTAAGGGAATAGTAGGTAAGCAAGGGGGAGGAGTACGAAACAAGTGGGAAGAAATAGAATGGAGAGAAGGTTATTTTCCTTTGATTGAAAATAAAATTACTCATTATCAAATTAAGCAATGGGCATTAAAAACTGATTTAATTTTTCCAGATGATTCAAATTGTGTTGGATGCTTTCATAAGCCATTGCAACAATTAAGAAAAAATTATGATGATTATCCAGAAAAGATGCAATGGTTTAATAATATCGAAAAAAATATGAAAGGTACTTGGAAACAAGATGTTACTTATGAACAAATTTCTAAACTTGGATTACAAATGGATTTCTTTTTTGGAACTGGCAGTGGATGTCAAGCAGGATTTTGCACAGACTAATTAAATTTTATATAAAAATGGAAAGTAAAGCAGATAAGAATTTAAATTTTGCATTAAATTGTATGTTTGTAATAGGAGGATTTATGATTATAAGTTATGCACTTATGATTTTTTTTATACTCATAAAAGTAATTATATTAGTTTTTCAAAATTAAATGAGACATAACTATTTAAATGCCATCGCCTGGATAGATCAGCAGTTGACCAAGCCAACAAGACAAATAAAAGTAGGATGCGAAACTATTATTGATTTGAACTATTCTTTGGCTCTAAATCGAAAACACATTTTAGAAAATTCGGGGCAGTTGTCTTATTCAGCATTCGGGAGAACTAAAAAAATAAAAGATTTTTTGGAAATGTTAAAATAAAAATGTAAACTTTGTTAATATGTTAAAAGAAGATTTAATCGATTTAGTTAATCAGCCTCCGCACTACAAAAGTAAAGGCGGTATTGAATCCATTGAGGTTATTGAATCCTTTGAATTAAATTTTAATTTAGGGAATGTGATTAAATATATTTTGAGATCTGATAAAAAGGGTAACAAAAAGCAAGATTTGGAAAAAGCCCAATGGTATTTAAAAAGGGAAATTGAAAAGTTTAAAGGTTGATGTCAAGGAATGAAATCATTTCAACGCTATACGAATCAAAGGAGATCGCCCAGGCACTCCGAAAGATGCAACCAGCTTCACTCCGAGAAGAACTAAGACAAGAAATGTTTATGGCCTTATGTAATATTTCAGATGAGAAATTTTGGGGCATTTATAATAACAATGGTATTCCAGGTTTAAAGTTTTGGTTAGTTCGTACGATGCTTAATATGATTTATTCAACCGGCCTTAATACTCCATTTTTCCGCCATTTTAGACAAAAAAATGAGGAGTTTAATGTAAATCACGAAGTAATAAATTTCGATTCTTTAAATGAAGAAATTCAAGAACGAAAGGAAATGCTATTTTCTAAAATAGAGGAAGGCAGAAAGCAGTTGAGTTGGTACGAAAATACATTGCTTGAGACTTATATGGATTTAGGATTTAATCAAAAGGAATTAAGTCGCAAAACAAAAATACCTTATCAATCGGTTATCAAAACGATAATGATAATCAAAAAGAAACTTCGAGAGGAATGATCAGCACATTAATTGCATCCATATTTTTTTCAGTATATTTTAATATGACTAACTTACACCAGTCATTCAAATTAGATTTTAAGCCGTTTAATTGCACGCCTTGTTTATCCGTTTGGTCTGCGGTTGTATTTTATTTATTGCCGATTCAGATCACGGAACTTATTGCCTTATTTTTTAGTGCAGGAGTAATCGGGCCTTACCTTTTTAGATTCATTCATAAATGACACCAAGGGAACTGAATTTCTTAAAAGAACACGAGGCTAATTTTGTGGCCGTTGAATTAGGGTACACACGAAATATAGACTTTCACGTTATAGATCAATACGTTTTAATTTATCGGAATTACATTGATCAAAATTTTATTCTTAATGCCTGGTGCAAGCATTGTGTCTTTGATATGCTAAAAAGGATTAAGAACTATTACGACAATAATCAACCAATCGAAATCAATGTCGAACCTAAGAATAATCGGAGTAGGAAATAGCACTTCCGGTGTAACCTATCATCGTATTGCATTACCATTGTCCACGATGAAAAAGGAATATTGTCTATTGACCGATGCACTTTCGGAAGAGATGATTATTGAAAAGGAAATTAATATCCTGGTTCTGAATCGATTCTTAGAGGAGATCCCATTTTCTATTTTGATTGAATGGAAAAGAAAACACGGTTTTAAAATTATTGTTGACATTGATGACTATTGGGAGTTATTTAGCAGCCATTTATCAAACAAAACTTATCAGTTACTAAATATTCCAACGATCATTCAGAATTATATCCGAATGGCTGATTTAGTGACTTGCACGAATGATAGACTATATTCTAAAATCATTCAGCATAATAAGAAATGCGAAATTATACCAAATGCATTGCCTTTTGATAAGGATCAGTTCACGGCATTTAAGACTGAACACGACAAAGTAAACATTGCACATACCGGATCCATCACTCACTTTCCGGATATTAAACAATTAAAAAATCCATTGTTAAATTTATCGAAATCCAAATCCTTTGTCGATGCTACCAGGATGCTTCTTTGTGGATGGAATGATTATAATAAATGGCATTGGACACAAATAGGGAATATTTATACGGCCAATGAAAAGCTAAATTATAAGATTATCGAATCGGCTCACTTTTC